ATAATTTTTTGTGATAACTCGTGTATTGGTCCACCAGGTATTCTGTAAGATTGATTTAATGTGTCGACGTAATCTACTTCTTCTTTAAGTGCAATAAAAGTATCAACATCAGCACCAGCCCATTTAAAAATAGCCTGGTCGTCATCACCAGCAATATATGTCTTGTCGGCTTTTCTCCATAACGTTCTAACCATTCTCCATTGTAGGGGTGAAAGATCTTGTGCCTCGTCAATAAATAACACGTCGAAAGACGGTGATATATCTTGTTCAATAAATTGCTCCAACATGTCATCATAATCGTACAGTCCTTTTTCCGCTTTATACTTCTTAAGTTCTTGATCTAAAAGATATAATAAATCTCTTTCAATGTCCATATGGTGCTCATTCCTGTCATACAAATCTAAGACAGGCATCTCTAAAACTCGTGCCTTGTTAATCAATCTTAAATACTCGTTGTCAGAATTAAACACACCATCCTCGTTGCTGTACCACGCGGACTTTATTGGTATACCACACCTTAAACCAAAATCTCTGTAGTCTGCATGACCCATCACACGTTCTTTGTTCATACCTAAAGTTCTAAATGCAAGTGAATGTAGAGTTCTAAAATATGGTATTTCTTTTTTGTCTATCATAAACTTTTCTTCTGCCCTGTAGGTGGCCTCCCACGCTGCCTTCTTTGTAAAAGAAAAATATCCTATCTTTTTTATGTCAACACCATCACGTAAAAAGTCCTCAACTAAACTTAATAGTGTTGTTGTTTTCCCTGTTCCTGGTGGTCCTAGTATAATTGTTTTCATTAGAATGGTGATTGCTCGTATTTAACTTCTGATATTTCTGGTTCGTCCTCGTCTTTCATGGACTTAATCTTTATTAAATGTGGAGTTTGACCTTTTAATTTCATACGAATTTCTTTTTCAAAATTTTTAAGATTCTTTATTAAAGTTGCTGTCTTTTGCCTATCCAACTCCCAGTTGTTTCTTTTTGCCCACGCATAAAAATCATCCATTCTAAAATAACAAAAATTATCTTCATCAGTCCACGCCATCTTTCTAAGTATGTCTTCTTTTTTCCTGCCCTGTGGTCTATTGACTGTAAAATCTTTTAATAAATTTATTATAAAATATTTAGGGTCTAATGATTGCAATGGCTCACTGTGATCAACACCTGCCATCAACTCTCTTAAATACAATTTTCTCCAGTTTTTAGGTGTCACATCTGGTATTACTACATCTATTTGATCCAATACCGCTGTTGCAAATAACTCTGGATTTCTTAATTCTACGGTTTTTAATTCTATTCTTGCATCGTCTACACTTAAAAACCACTGTGGAGGATTTGATGTTACTCTAACCAAAGCGCTCAACTGTGGCATCTGCTCATCACCAAAACCAACACCATACATTTTTGTTGCACATTTAGCGGCGTCACATAGACTACAAATAGGTTGCTCTTTACATCTATACCTATCATAGTCTTTTCTTTGTAAAGATTTTATTATTTCTTGAACTTCTATGTGACCAAGAGGTGGGTCCATTAATTCAAAATTGTCAGCTGTCATTAAATTTTTCCAATTATCTGGATTAGATTTTTTTCTATACACACCAACATTAAATAAACCATTATTTCTAGAACCCTCTCCAAAACCCTGCTCTGCTAATTTATTTAAACAAGGCGGACCGTCTGGAAAATATTCTTTTTTCTTTGGTGGCTTTTGAACTTTTATGTTCTCTATTTGATCTACTGTCTGCACCCACTCGTCGTATATAGAATAGAATGATTCTAAACTAGCAGCCTCACCACCAGCTTTGATTGCATATCTTAAACCACGCATACCACCATGGTATGGTAAATTTAAAAAGTTACCTGTGTCGCCACGTTCAACTAATATTTCTACTTGTTTTGGAAAAATCTCACTGCCTGCATAACCTAATGCGTCTGCCATCTCTTTGAGTTTAGATTGCATTAGTGACGCAGGTATAAATTCTTTTGCGAATAAAAATAAGTGTGCGCCACCAGACTTAGACCTAAATGTGACCAACGGAAGACCAAGTCCTTTTATGTTTCTCATCAATACTAGGTGGTCTACGTTGTATACATCCACATCAATGCAACCCCATTTACATTCGTTGTTTTCGTTTATTGGTATAATACCAAGTGCTGGATCTTTACCTGCTATATGATCTTCCCAAAGATTATCACTTACTGATTGTCTTTTTATAAAAGCTTTACCATCAGCTTTACCTTTGGCGCTTTTCGATCCAGATAGAATCAACTGGCCATAAGCACTGTTATTGCCCTCAAATATCTCTTTAAATTTCACGCTTGGGTCTCCCTGTTCTTGGCTTACCAGCGTTTGGTTTGAATCCTGGTTTACAAATATCTTGACAGTAAACCTTGCTCTTCTGCCACTTTGTTATTTCAAACTCTTTTTTGCATGTTGGACATATTCTCGTCATAATTATTCCTTTCTAATTGTGGGCCCGCAGCAACGGGGGAGTCTAACCACGGGCCCACCATGATTAAAACGGTACCTCGTCTTTCGACTTAGTATCTTCTTCACCATGTTTTGCAGTAACGTCACCCTTGTTAGCGCTTACAGCAAAACTCTTTGCCTGCTCATATAACCCCTTGTCTTGAACAGGACCAACCTTTTCAACGCTCCAACCAAACCAAGTCCCCTTGTCATTTGATTGTTGAACTGTTTTAAGTTTGTACACGTGACTGTGCATAGCTGGAGTGAACATACCATTCTTACCTTTAAGTTTGATACTGTTCATCATTGAGTTCCATGCTCTACTAATTTTTAATTGTGTAGATTTCATAGAAATCAAAGCAGCTTCACCTGACTCCAACAACACAAAGTATGATGCTGTGTTTTCCAAATAATTACCGTTAGGCAATCTATCTTTATAACTAGCATCACGAGTAGCCTCTTTTATTATGCCGCTGTCGACAGAGTGTATTGCGATGGGAGCACTTGTGCCCTCACCACGATCAGACCATTCAACATAATCACGTTTGTAATAACATGGTATTACGTTGACGCCCTCTTCGCCGTCGTAGAGTTGCTTCGTCACGGTATTAAATATCATACCTGGCTCTGCGCCATCTACATATTTTGAATCCCTTTTATTAGTTTCGGGAGACAATTGACCTAACACTCTTAAAAATGGCAACGCAAAGTCTTGCGAGTCCATATTACTAAAACTAGTGTTAGCATCTTCCTCAAACATGCTCGTTAAAGCAACATCTGATTTTTCTTTTTTAGTTACTTGGTTCATGCAACCTCCTTCACATCAGCTGGCGCTAATGGTTTTATAGGTTTATCGATTACTAATATTTCACCATTTCTAAATTTTCTTATAAACTCTGGTTCATAAATGTAATCACCATACTTACCCATTCGGTTTTGATTTACCACTCGGTAACGCGCTAGTCTTAAAGCTCTGCAATGACTTGGTAAAGCCACTATCTGATGGTCTCTAAGTTGCTCCAAAGAGGTGCTGTTTCGACCACTAAGTAGTTGTGAATGCACACTCCATAACTTAGTCATTTTATTTTTAATAGATGCTCTAAGTTTAAAAACATAGTCACCTCTTTTTATCTTATCCTGGTCTTCTTGATCAGGATATAAACCACCCAAAGAATAATCTCCTCGAGCGATATATTGATCAACCTTGTCTTGTCGAGAAAGGTTTTCAATATTTATTTCTTCTATTTCATGTGTCATGTTTCATTTCTCCTTATTCATGATTCATCATTTCCGGCCTATTTTTGTTTGATCTTTAATAAAAACATTAAAGAATTGCGAGGGCATGTCGAGGCCGGCCTCGACACGCTCTCTATAGAGTGCTTTCAAAGTCATAGGTTCTACCTTTTGCTTTTGCGAAGGCTCATAGCCCTCTTGCACTGCAAGGTTAAGCAATTGCTCAGCCTTGTTATCTTCGCCTTTACCAAACTGAACAGCGACCTCGTTTTTAATGATGTCACCCAGTCCGTTTTCTCGAAGCCAGTTGTAAGCCGACTCCATCTCATCTTTTTTGATGGTGCAGTTGTAAGACTTTCTTACGTCAATAGAACTGCCGTCAGCTAATTTCAAAGATGACAACCCCTGCTCAGCGAGCATATTAGGTATTATCTCTGATCCAATCTTGTCTGCCTCTTGTTTCTTTTTCTTCAACAAATCTTCTAATGATGATATTTCATCTTCTTTTTGTTGTAGCTCTTGACAATAAGAGGCTAGTGTTTGTATGTCTGTTTTTTCTATTAATTGTTGTTGATCTTCTTCAAAATCAATATCGTTTATTTCATTCATTAATTTAACTCTTCCTTTTGGTATAGTTTCCACCTAGTTGCATAACTAATGTCTGGATTTTCCAAATATCTTTTTACCATGTTTCTTGGATCAAGCTGCTCCGGCCGCTTAGTGCCCATGCGTTTTTCAAAATCTTTGTATTGAAAGTCGACAAGTTGCATTAGAACTTCAACTATAAGAAGCTCTGGAAACACAGGTAGCTTTTCTTCATATAAAACCTTTACATATTCTCTGTGTTCAGGTGATGTTAAAATCTCCTGTAGTTTGTCACTTATCTTTGGCATAAGTTTCATTACAACTTTGTCCACATTATCTTTTGCTTCGTCAGTAATATTAGACGCTGGTTTTTCTGTCATTTTTATTCTCCTTTATCGTATAAATTAAATGAAAGAGGATAGTATCTTGTTTCTTGTCTATCCCATTTTAGTAGATTAAATTTACCGTTCGTTATGTCACTAACAATTGCAGTAGATAAACCAATTATTGCTGGATCACCTGTGCAAAGTATATAGTCCGTATCCTTAAAATCTTGCAAGTTCTTACGCATTTTTCTAATGAACGGTGCAGGACTAAACATCATCTGTGAATTTTCTGGTAAACAAATTACCAGATACCCGTAGTCTGATGCTGACATAATATTAATATTTTGTGGTGGGTGCTGTAACACATACACAAAGTTTTCTTCAGGATTATCTTTAATAAATTCTAAAAACTGTGTTAACTGTGTGCCGCTGTATAATTCAAAAAATCTATTCTTCATTCTTTTTGTTTGCTTTCTTATCTTCTTTCTTAAGTGCGTCGATCTCCATTGTCAACTTATCTATTGTCAATTGCATATTTATTTTTTCATTGTTGCTTTTTTGCAACATGTTAAATAAAGACGATATAATCTGATCTTGTTCCATTTCTTTCTCCTATTTGTT